TGCTGTCCGAGGCATGTCGTTTAACATTCTCTTCCTCGACGAATTCGCCTTCGTTCCAAACCATGTTGCAGACTCGTTCTTTGCCTCTGTTTATCCTACTATTACTTCTGGTAAAAACACCAAGGTAATTATTGTATCTACTCCACACGGTATGAATCATTTTTACCGTATGTGGCATGACGCAGAAAGAAATAAAAATGAATATATTCCCACTGATGTTCATTGGTCAGAAGTTCCCGGTAGAGATGATAAATGGAAAGCAACAACTATTGCCAATACTTCGGAACAACAGTTTCGTGTTGAGTTTGAATGTGAGTTCTTAGGTTCGGTTAATACTCTTATTAATCCAGCAAAATTAAAAAACCTTGTATACGAGAATCCCATAAAAAGAAATGCCGGATTAGATATTTACGAAGATCCTCAGGAGAATCATGAATATCTTCTGACAATTGACGTGGCAAGAGGAATAGGAAATGATTATTCGGCATTTATTGTTTTTGACATAACACAGTTTCCGTATAAGATAGTAGCAAAATATAGAAATAATGAAATTAAACCCATGCTATTCCCAAATATTATTAATGATGTTGGGAAAGGATATAATAATGCATGGATATTAGTAGAAGTAAATGATATTGGAGATCAAGTGGCTTCTATCATGCACTATGATTTAGAATATGACAATATTCTTATGGCAGCAATGAGAGGTCGTGCCGGACAAGTTGTAGGAACAGGATTTAGTGGCAAAAAATCTCAACTTGGGGTCAGAATGACTGCGGCAGTTAAAAAATTGGGATGCTCCAATTTAAAAACTATGATGGAGGATGATAAATTACTGACTACGGATTATGAAATTATATCAGAACTTACCACATTTGCACAGAAAGGAAATTCTTTTGAAGCAGAAGAAGGTTGTAATGATGATTTGGCAATGTGTCTTGTAATATTTTCATGGTTAGTAGCACAAGATTATTTTAAAGAAATGACAGAGAATGACGTTCGCAAAAGAATATACGAAGAACAAAAAAATCAAATAGAACAAGACATGGCACCTTTTGGTTTTATAGAGACTGGATTTGAAACTAGCAATTTTGTAGATGCCGATGGAGATAGATGGTATGCAGATGAATACGGTGATAGATCTTATATGTGGGATTATATGTGATGGATTTTGACAGTCAAATAAATTTAGAACATTTACTCTTTTATGATAGAAAATGTAGAACCTGTCATGAAACAAAAAATTTATTAGAAGATTTTTATCTCATAAGAAAAAATAGAGGAGTCTTACCATCGTCTTATTCATATGAGTGTAAAACTTGTACTGTAAAAAGAGTTGTTAATTATAGAAAAGAAAAAAAAGACTTATCTAAAGATGTTTATCCAGATTGGTAATGTTCATGCAATGTTTTCCCATTGAAATACCCCTTTTCCTAAATATTTTTAGGTAAATTTGGATTGCGAGGAAAAGCAAGATGCCATTAAATTTAGCATCTCCTGGAATTCTGATAAGAGAAGTTGACCTTACTCAAGGTAGAGTTGATCCAACTTCTGATAAGATCGGCGGAATTGTCGGTCCTTTTGCACAAGGTCCAGTAGGTACAGTAACTAAAGTTAACACAGAAAATGATTTAGTTGATATATTTGGAAAACCATATGATGAAGATAAACATTATGAAACTTGGATGACAGCATCATCCTATCTTGCTTATGGTGGTATCATGAATGTTGTTAGAGCAGATGATTCTGGTCTAAAGAACGCCCATGATGTAGGTGCAGGAACCACGATAAAAGTAAAGAGTCGTGATCACTATGTAGAATTAAATTATCCATCAACACCATTGAGTGGTGTTACAGTAATTGCTAAAAATCCTGGTTCTTGGGCAAATGATATTAGAGTTGCAATCATTGATGCTCAGGCAGATCAAAGATTAACTTTTGATCAAACACCTCAAGGTCAAGCACAAGTTACTGTTGGTATGGGTGTTACCCAGGCTATTCCAGCTGGAACAGTAGTTTCCAAAACTGGTGTTGGTGCAGGAACAACTGAACTTCTTGACGGACATCTTAAAGGAATTATTACTAAGGTAGATTCCACAAACAATTTTGTAGATGTAAAAGTTGTTTCACATGTATCTGCTGACGGAACTTCAACTGTTGTAGATTATAATGATAATTATAAGTTCTCTACAACAGGAAATATTTCTGTTCATGTAGTAGGGTCAAATACTTCTTACGCGTCAACTGCTGTAAGTAATGCTATTGATTGGTTTGGAGAACAAACACTGGCAGTTAGTTCACAAACTATCGGTGGTGATGTTGAAGTATCCACAGTTAAATGGAATACATTGGCAAATGCTCCAGGAACTTCTGCATATGCTGCAGCAAGAGGAGCAAAAAATGATGAAATTCATATTGTTGTAATTGATGGTAAAGGAACAATCACCGGAAATGCCGGAACAATTCTTGAAAAACATCTCAATCTTTCCAAAGCATCTGATGCAGAATTCTCAGTAGGTTCTCCATCCTATTGGAATAGATATTTGGAAGCTAATTCTGAATATATTTTTGCTGGAAGTGGAACAAATCAAACTCTAGTAACAACGGGTTTTGATGGCACAGGATTTACTGCATTTACAGATGGTGGATGGAATCAAAAGGCAGAAGATGCTGATGGTCCAAACATTTTTAATGCCGCAGGTCCTCTTGACCTTCAATTAAGTCAAGGTACTAATTATGGTGGAAAAGTAGGAATTGAAACAGGAGCACTTGATTCCGGACTTGATGATTTAATCAGTGGATATTCACTTTTTGAAAATGAATCAGATGTTGATGTTGATTTCCTCTTAATGGGTTCTGGAAAATATGGTCAAGATAGAACCAGAGCACTTGCAACTAAATTAATTCAAGTTGCAGAAGCAAGAAAAGATGCAGTAGCATTTATTTCACCACACAGAGGTGCTATTTTAACTGATACAGCAAATGACACTGCAGTAACTGTTAATTCTGTAGAAGATGCAACTACAAATATAATTAATTTCTTTAATCCTATCACATCTTCATCTTATGGAATATTTGATAGTGGTTATAAGTACATGTATGATAGATTTAATGATGTATTCAGATATGTTCCTTTAAATGGAGACATTGCAGGAACATGTGCTAGAAATGATATTAACAATTTCCCATGGTTCTCACCTGCCGGAACTTCTAGAGGAACTATTCTTAATGCTGTAAAACTGGCTTACAATCCAGGAAAACTTCAAAGAGATAGACTTTATTCTTCTAGAGTTAATCCAGTTATCTTCTCACCAGGATCTGGAATTATTTTATTCGGTGATAAAACTGGATTTGCTAAGTCGTCGGCATTTGATCGTATCAATGTTCGTCGTCTCTTTATTTTCCTTGAAGATTCTATTGCTGCTGCAGCAAGAGATCAACTCTTTGAATTTAATGATGAAATTACAAGAGCAAACTTTGTAAATATTGTCGAACCTTTCCTTCGTGATGTTCAAGCAAAGAGAGGTATTCAAGACTTTGTTGTTATTTGTGATGAAACAAATAACACTGCTGCAATTATTGACAACAATGAATTTGTTGCTGATATATACATTAAGCCAGCAAGATCGATCAACTTCATCGGTCTGAACTTTATCGCCACCAGAACTGGTGTGGCATTTGAAGAAGTCATCGGTTCCGTTTAATTTAGAGGTTTCAAAAAATGGCAGAACGTTTACAACGAGAGACAATTCCTTTAAGGAAAATTACTGATTTTAAATCTAAATTAACTGGTGGTGGTGCTAGACCCAATTTATTTGAAGTTGTTTTAGCATTCCCTTCATTAGTTTCACCAGTTAATGAAAATGAAGTTTTACAGAAATCAAGATTTTTAGTTAAGGCAGCTGCACTGCCCGCATCAACTATTGCACCTGTAGAAATTCCATTTAGAGGTCGTATTTTAAAGGTTGCTGGAGACAGAACCTTTGAAACTTGGACAATCACAGTCATTAATGATACTGATTTCATGATCAGATCGGCGATGGAAAAATGGATGAACACCATCAATAAGTTAGAAGATGCTTCAGGAGTTACAAATCCTATTGATTATCAATCTGATGCAGTAGTTCATCAACTTGATCGTGATGGATCTACTCTTAGATCCTATAAATTCAAGTCAATCTTCCCAACAAATATTTCAACAATTGATCTTAGTTACGAAACTACTGATACTGTTGAAGAATTTACTGTAGAAATGCAAGTTCTTTATTGGGAAGCATTTAAAGGATCATCTCCTTCAGCTAACGGTGAAGATATCCAATAAATAGTAAGATAACAGATTAAAAAAATTATAATATGGCTCCCCGTTTATTTGGTTTTTCGGTAAGTGACACCGAGAAAAAATCACCATCAGTTGTTTCCCCCGTTCCTCAAAATAATGAGGACGGGGTTGATAACTATATTTCTAGTGGTTTTTATGGACAATACTTAGATATTGAAGGTGTATATCGAACTGAATTTGATTTAATTAAAAGATATCGTGAGATGTCACTTCATCCAGAAGCTGACGGAGCTATTGAAGATGTTGTAAATGAAGCAATTGTAAGTGATCTTTATGACTCTCCAATTGAAATTGAACTTTCTAATCTTAATGCTAGTGATAAATTAAAAAATATTATTAGAGAAGAATTTAAAAATATTAAAAAAATTATGGACTTTGATAAAAAGTCCCATGAAATTTTTAGAAATTGGTATATTGATGGAAGACTTTATTATTTAAAAATAATTGATCAGAAAAAACCTGAAGAGGGTATACAAGATTTAAGATATATTGATCCATTAAAAATTCGTCATATTAGACAAGAGAAGAAAAAAAATAAAGCAACTTTAGGTCCTGATCTTGGACCAAAAGATAAGGATAAGTTTCAGTCT